TATACATCAAAAATAATAAGTTAAATGAACGTTTACACTAATAACAACAGTTCTTTTCCTAGTCAAGTTGTAAGTAACGAAGAAAAAGGCACTTTTGAATATGGAAGGCAAGTTGCTCAAGCTATAGAGTATGAGTGGTTTAGACAAGGTAGAACTAATGGAAATAGATATTTAACTAATTGGAACAACTTTCATAATCTAAGATTATATGCTCGAGGTGAGCAATCAATACAAAAATATAAAGATGAATTATCTATTAACGGTGATTTGTCTTATCTTAATTTAGACTGGAAGCCAGTACCAATTTTATCTAAGTTCGTAGATATCGTAGTAAACGGTATATCTCAAAAAGCTTACGATATTAAAGCTTATGCTCAAGATCCTCAGTCAGTGAAGAAAAGAACAGACTATGCTTCTAAACTTTACGAGGATATGATAGCTAAAGATTACATTGAAACTGTAAAGCAAACTTTAGGTATAGACTTATATCAATCACCTAGCGTTGATGTTATACCTGAATCAAAAGAAGAGCTAGAGCTTAAAATGCAGTTAAGCTACAAGCAGTCAATTGAAATAGCTGAAGAAGAAAGTATATCAACTGTTTTTGCTCAAAATAAATATGATTTAGTTAGACGTAGACTTAATATGGATTTAACTGTATTAGGTATTGCGGCTGCAAAAACTAGTTTCAATATAGCTGAAGGTGTTAAGGTTGACTATGTTGACCCTTCTTATATGGTTTATTCTTACACAGAAGATCCAAACTTTGAAGACATATACTATGTCGGTGAAGTTAAATCAATAACAATACCAGAGCTTAAAAAAGAGTTTCCTAATATATCTGAAAAAGAACTAGAGCGTATACAGAATATGCCAGGTAATAAATCATATATAACTGGTTGGGGACAATACGACGAAAATACAGTTCAAGTTTTGTACTTTGATTATAAAACATACCATAATCAAGTATTTAAAATAAAACAAACTGATCAAGGATTAATGAAGGCTATTGAAAAGCCAGATACATTTAATCCACCAGAAAATGATAACTTCGAAAGAGTATCAAGAACTATAGAAGTTCTTTATAATGGCGCTGTAGTTTTAGGAACAGATACAATGCTTAAATGGGAGTTGGCTGAAAATATGTCAAGACCATACGCTGACACAACTAAAGTTGCTATGAATTATGCCATATGTGCGCCTAGAATGTACAAAGGTAGAATAGAGTCTATTGTTAGTAAGTGTATTGGGTTTGCTGATATGATTCAAATAACTCATTTAAAACTACAACAAGTGTTGTCAAGAATGGTACCAGACGGTGTCTATCTTGATATGGACGGTTTGGCAGAAGTTGATTTAGGTAATGGAACAAACTACAACCCGGCTGAAGCATTAAATATGTATTTTCAAACCGGTAGTATTGTTGGTAGATCTTTAACACAAGACGGTGAATTAAACCACGGTAAAGTACCTATTCAAGAACTTAGCAGCTCAAGTGGTGGTGCTAAAATACAAAGCCTTATTCAGACGTATCAATACTATTTACAGATGATACGTGATGTGACAGGGCTAAACGAAGCTAGAGACGGTAGTGTTCCTGATAAATCTACGCTTGTAGGGTTACAGAAACTAGCCGCTAACGCGTCAAACGTAGCAACTAGACATATTGTTCAGTCTAGTCTTTATTTAACTCTTAAACTAGCAGAAAATGTATCGCTTAAAATAGCAGATGCATTGCGTTTCCCGCTTACAAGAGCATCGTTACAAAACTCTATATCTACTTATAACATAAAATCACTGGACGAAGTTATAAACTTAAACCTACATGATTTTGGTATATTCTTAGAATTAGAGCCGGATGAAGAAGAGAGAGCTCAGTTAGAGCAAAATATCCAAGTTGCATTACAGTCAGGTGGTATTGACTTAGAAGATGCTATTGATATACGCCAAATTAAAAACCTTAAGTTAGCTAATCAAATGCTAAAGATTAAGCGTAAGGTTAAAATGGAACGTGATCAAAAAGCACAACAAGCTAATATTGCTGCTCAAGCGGATGCTCAAGCTCAAACAGCTGAAAGAACAGCTATGGCGGAAGTTCAAAAACAAGAGGCCGTAGCGTCAACTAAGGTTGACATTGAAAAGGCTAAGCAAGAAATGGAACTACAGAAAATGCAGGTTGCAGCTCAAATAAAGCAAGCTGAAATGGAAAGACAATTCCAATACGATATGCAGCTTAAGCAAATGGACGTTCAAGTAGACAAAAGTAAAGAGCAATTTATAGAAGATCGCAAAGACAAAAGAACAAAAATACAAGCAACCCAACAAAGTGAAATGATAAGCCAAAGAAAAAACGACGGCTTACCTATAGACTTTGAAAATCAACCAGACCAAGGTCTTGGTGCCTTTATGTAGGCAAAACAATTTTTTAAATTATATTATATTATGTCAGAAGTAAAAAAAGAAGGTGAATTTACTTTAAAAGGTAAGAAGAAAACTACACCTAAAAAACTAGTTAAAAAAGACGAAGTAACAAAGGTTGAGCTTAAAAAGCCTATGGAAGAGCAAAATGTTGAGCAAGATGTTACTAAAGTAGTTATACCAAAAGAAAAAGAAGAAAATGCCGTTCAAGCACAAGAGACAAATGATAGCGATGTTGTTATCGAAGAACCCAAAGACAGTGGCAACAGCGAAGCAGTGGTTGAAGAAGTACGGACCACCGAAGAAACAGTAGAAGCTCCAGTAGAAATTATTGAAGAAGTTGCTGAAGTAAAGCAAGAGCTAAAAGAAGCTGTAAGAGATGAAAAGGTTTTAGGTAAACAATTACCAGAAAACATAGAAAAGCTAGTTTCTTTTATGGAAGAAACCGGAGGTAGCGTAGAAGACTACGTAAGGTTAAATGCTGATTACTCTAATGTAGATGATAATACATTGCTAAGAGAGTATTACAAAAAAGAAAAACCATATCTTGATAATTCAGATATTGATTTGTTATTGGAAGATTTTCAGTATGACGAAGATTTAGACGAAGATAAAGATATACGCAAGAAAAAACTTGCATTTAAAGAAGAAGTTGCGAAAGCCAAAAACTTTTTGGAAAGCACTAAGGAAAAATACTACGCTGATATCAAGTTGAGATCAAGCGTGGATCCTGATGCTCAAAAAGCTATGGACTTTTTCAATCGATATAACAAGCAGCAAGAACAGGCTGAAGAAAACCGTAAAGTGTTTCAAGAAAATACTAAAAAGCTTTTTACTGAAGATTTCGAAGGTTTCGATATTAGTGTAGGTGAAAAGAAATATAGGTATAAATTACAAAACACTGACGGAATTGCTGATAAACAATCAGACATTAACAACTTAATCGGGAAGTTCCTTGATAAAAACGGATCTGTTAGTGACTACAAAGGTTATCATAAAGCAATGTATGCTGCTGAAAATGTAGATAAAATAGCATCACATTTCTACGAGCAAGGTAAAGCCGACGCGGTCAAACAGGTTGTAGATACTTCTAAAAACCTAAGTGACACAAAAGCTAGACCTTCTGGTGGTGATGTATTTATTAATGGCTTAAAAGTTAAAGCTATTAGCGGTGCTGATTCTACAAAACTTAGAATTAAAAAATTTAAAAATTAAAAACTAAAAAATTATGGCTAATGTAAGTCCTGTGTTTGGAAGTATTATTCCATCACAAAAACAACAAGCGCTAGAAACAAACTACCTTAACTTTACAGATGGTACTAGTGACTTCGCTCAGCAATATTTACCAGAAATCTACGAAGCTGAAGTAGAGCGTTATGGAAACAGAACGTTATCTGGATTTTTACGAATGGTAGGCGCTGAAATGCCTATGACATCTGATCAAGTAGTTTGGTCTGAGCAAAACCGTTTACACATTTCTTATAATGGGGTAACAGCTGCTATCTCTGGAACAACACCTAACATCGTGTCGACATTGACTATCCCTGTTGGTGGATCTGGCGCTACTTTAGTAGAAAACGTAGTATCTCCTGGTTCAACTATCGTTGTAACTAATGGAGCTAACGGAGATGAATTAAAGTGTTACGTTGTAGCTTCAGGCGCAACTCCAGGATCTGGACTAGCTGCTGGTGAGTTAACTGTGAAGCCTTATACTCAAGAAGCTCTTGACGGAGCTGGTGCAGGTGAAGTTGATTTAGTAACTGGTTCTCCAGCTTTAAAAATCTTTGTATACGGTTCTGAATATGGAAAAGGAACAACAGATTCTAACAGAATTTCTGTAGACCCTTCTTTTACTCAATATTCTAATTCACCTATCATCATCAAAGATAAATTTGCTATCAATGGTTCTGACACTGCTCAGATCGGTTGGGTAGAAGTTGCTACTGAAGACGGAACTGGAGGATTCTTGTGGTACTTAAAAGCTGAGTCTGAAACTAGACTACGTTTTGAGGATTACTTAGAAATGTCTGTAGTTGAAGGAGAATTAAAATCTGGAACATCTACTGCTTCTGTTAAAGGTACTGAAGGTCTTTTCGCTGCTATCAAAAGTAGAGGTAATGTATTGGCTGGATTCTCTGCAACACCTGCAAACGCTTTAAGTGAATTTGATTCAATTCTTAAAAACTTAGACACTCAAGGTGCTATTGAAGAAAACATGTTATTCTTAAACAGAAATACTGCTTTAGAATTTGACGATATGCTAGCTGGTATTTCTGCTGGAAACAACGGTGGTACTGCTTACGGTTTGTTTGAAAACTCTGAAGAAATGGCTTTAAATCTTGGATTTAGCGGTTTCCGTAGAGGATCTTACGATTTCTACAAGACTGATTGGAAATATTTGAACGATGCTTCTACTCGTGGTGGATTAACTACCTCTGGTATTGATGGTGTTTTAGTACCAGCTGGAACTTCAACTGTTTACGATCAAATCTTAGGAACTAATATCCGTCGTCCTTTCTTACACGTTCGCTATAGAGCTTCACAAGCTGACGATCGTAGAATGAAAAACTGGATCACTGGTTCTGTAGGAGGAGCTTACACTTCAGATCTTGATGCAATGGAAGTACACTTCCTTTCTGAAAGATGTTTAGTTGTACAAGGAGCAAACAACTTCGTATTGTTTACTGCTTAATTATACTGTAAGAATTACCCCTGATGAAACTTCAGGGGTAATTCTTACTTCTATTAACTATTTAATTTTATTATATCATGGCTAAAAAAGCTAAAGCAGAAGAAAATGTTGAGGTTGCACCTCAAGAAACTGTTGTTAAGGCAACTAAAAAAGAAAATACAACACCGCAAAAACCTCAATGGGAAATAAAAGATAGAACTTATATACTAAAAGGCAAGTCACCGTTAACTTACACAATACCTTGCAGACATAGTTCTAAATACCCGCTATTATGGTTTGATAAAGAAACAGGTGTTCAAAAAGAATTAAGATACGCTACTAATCAAAACTCTGTTTTTGTAAGTGATCAAAAAGGTGAATCAACACTTGGGCATATAATGTTTAAAGACGGTGCGCTTTTTGTTCCAAAAGAAAAACAGAATCTTCAAAAATTATTATCTTTGTATCACCCTTATAAAAATCAAAGATACTATGAATATAGCTCTGTTGCTATAGCTGAAGATGAATTAGACGTATTAGAAATACAAATTGATGCTATGAACTTAGCTAGAGAAATTGACATCGATCAAGCAGAAGCTATACTAAGAGTCGAGCTAGGATCTAAAGTTTCTAACATGAGTTCAAAAGAATTAAAAAGAGATTTATTGTTGTTTGCTAAAAACAACCCGCAAACATTTGTTGCATTGGCTAATGATGATAATGTGCAACTTAGAAATATAGCTATTAGAGCTACAGAAGCTAAGATAATAAATCTTTCAGGTGATCAAAGAACTTTCACGTGGGCTTCAAACGGTAGAAAATTAATGAACGTACCATTTGACGAAAACCCTTATTCAGCCTTTGCTGCTTTCTTGAAAACAGACGAGGGTGTTGAAGTTTTTAGATCTATCGAGAAAAAACTATAAAAACAAGTGATACTAATATGATGGGGACTACGAAAGTAGTCTCCACTATATTATAATAAAAATATAAAAATGGCAGTAAGCGTAAATACGGTATATCAAACAGTCTTGTATATATTAAACAAAGAGCAAAGAGGTTATATAACGCCTGCTGAATTTAATAGTCTAGCTGAACAAGTTCAAGACGAAATATTTAATTCTTATTTTCCAGATGGAAATCAAATAAACAGGTTAAATCAAAACAACTCACAAAATGATACTGAGTTTTTTGATATTTTTAAAAATATATCCTACAAGCTTTACCCTTTTGAGCGTGAAGCGTCTTTTACGTACAATGCAACAAACGATGGCTGGGTTTATAGCGGTACTGGTGTTTTGTATACTATAGGTGAAATAGAGGCTACATATACAGGTAATAGAACCAATAATACTTCAATAGTTCAACTAGCTAGTAAAAAAGATTATTCAAAAATAACTAGATCAAAACTAACTTCACCAACAGAGAGTTACCCAATGTGTTTAACAACTCAAACTACAACTCCTATTTTTCCTCAAACAACAAACCAGTTGTTAATAAAAGTTAGTCCTCAACCAAGCGCGCTTTCTGTAAATTCTTTATTTAAACCATCTTCTCCAAGCTGGGGCTTTACTATTGGAGCTCTTGGCCAATACCTGTTTAGTCCTTCAGGAACGTCTGGTTCTTCTACTGTTAATTTTGAATTAGATATTTCAGAAAAAAACAATATAATAATTAATATATTAAAATATTGCGGAATTATAGTTAAAGATCCTACTATAATACAAGTAGCTGAACAAGAAGCTCAAAAAATTGAAACAAACGAAAAATCTTAATTAAATGAGTTTAATAACAGAAACAAACCAACAATATTATCAAGGCGCTCAAGGCTTTAGAGGTACATCAACAGCTCCTTTTGATGGTCAATCTTTTACAACTACATTTGACACTAATTTAGTTTTTGGATCTTACGATCCTAACGACATAAATTATACTTTAAACAACTTCAAGATATATACCAGTACAACTGGCTTACCAGGCTCTTGGAGTGAATACACTTCTGCTTATACAGTACAAAACAACGTTATAACCGTAACAGGTGCTTTAAGTACTGATATATTTTTAGTTGTACAACTCAAAAAATTAGATGGCGGTAATTACGCTAGCACACCTTCCGAAGAAGCAATAGGTGATACAGTAGAAGATAACTACGGAGGATATCAATACATAACTCTTAACGATGCTATAGATAACTTCATGGTAGGCTATGTTGGTGATGGTAAAATAATTCAAACAGCTAAAAAATCTGACGTATTATTTTTTGCTAAAAGATCTTTACAAGAATTTAGTTATGATACATTAAAAAGTATACACTCTCAAGAATTAACCATACCAGCTAGTTTAAATATTATACTACCTCAAGACTATGTTAACTACGTTAATATTTCTTGGATTGATACGTATGGAGTAAAAAGACCTATATTTCCAACTAACAATTTAACAACTATACCCTATAACACGCCAGTTCAAGACAACAAAGGTGTTCCAACTCAAGATAATTTTGGAGAGAATATAGAGGGTACTTCAATAACTAAGGAGCGTTTTGATAATATGAACATCGATATATTAAACAATGATTTTAATATGGACGACTGGGCGTATTTTAGCAATGCTTATGGCTACAATGGTAATTGGAATTTAGGTCAGTTTTATGGAGCTGATCCACAGTATTCAAACGTAAACGGATATTTCACTATAGACGAAAGAGAAGGTAAAATGTCTTTTTCAAGTGATTTAGTTGACAAGTTAATTGTTTTAGAATACATATCTGACGGCTTAGC